GAAAGCGTTTTTTTAAGCTTCTTGTTTTCATCAATAATACCTTGAGCAATTCTTAAAGCTTCTGAACGTTCTCTATCGATAGATTCTTTAGCGCGTCTTTCGTCATGCCACGCTTTTTTAAGTTGAGCCATTCTTTGTTTGACCCTATCTGAATATTCAGACAAGTCATCTTCATCTAGCTCTTGTTTAATTTTATCGGGCAGAGGTTCTCTATTTCTGTCTTGCGGAGGAGTATCATCTTCCTCTTCAATCTCAAAATCTAATTCCTCTTGTTTAGGCTTGGTTTCTTTCTTAGGTTTTTCTTCAATTTCAACCTCGCCTTTTTCTGTTTCGTTTTCTTGAAGCTCTACCTCTTGACTTTCGTCATCATCCTTGAGCTCATCAGGCACTTCATTTATAATCTCTGCCATGCTTTTCTCCTTATGCGCGTTCGTAGCCACGTGGGTCATCGACCACTGCTTCTACGGTATCGTCGTTTATAATGCGAAACTCTTTACCATGTATTTTGATACGAGTTCCAGAATATGCTCTAGTGATTACGAAGTCACCTTCTTTACACCAAGGCCCTGTTGGGAATCTATCCTTATCTGCATAAGCCATATCTCCCATTTTTATAACAAATAAAACAACTGTTGAATGTTCTTCTATGTTACGAATTTTTTCTGCTTTAATTAAACCGCTGTCATACTTATCGTCAACGTGAGGCACAGCACACAAAATGCGATAGCCCTTGACTTCAGGTAATTGAGTCGGTTTTTGTTCTTGTTTTGGTTCTTCTTCAGCTGTTACTGCTTTGCCTTTGAAGTCAACAATAGTTTTATTTGGCGCAATGATTTCACTCATCATCTCCCCTTTCTATATTTTTTGCAAGGTCGGCGAGTAAACCTTGTACTATATCAAAGCCTCGGATAATCCCACATGCATGCATGTATTGGGCGTGTTCTTCAGCTCTGCCCATCGCCAAGTCTTCAACAAATATTGCGCGTTCTTCTGCGATTTTATTTGCAACGACTTTAATCTCATCTAACGTCATTTAGTCTCCTTTAGGTTTAGATTTAGATTGTTCTTTCATTACTGTATCGATTTGATGTTGAGTATTTTTTATACTTAATTCAACGCCTTTAGCAAAATCATCTTTATCTTTCATTTCGCGTTTAACTAACATTTCAGTAGCTTTTAATTTTTCATTAGATTCAGCTTTTGTTAAATCTGCTTCTATTCTAGCTCCTTCTAATTCATTCTTAGACATAAGCTCGTTAAGTTTAATCTGAGTGTTAGCATCAAGTTTAGCTTTATCAAGTTCAAGTCTTGCTTTATCAATCTCAATATCTGCCATAGTTTTCTGAGATTTAACTTGAGATTCTTGTTGTTTAATAGCAAGTTCTTGCTGTTGCATTTGAATAAGTGGGTCTTGTTGTTGCTGTTGAATTTGCTGTTGTTGTGCTTGAGCAAGATTTTTTTGTAACAGCTGTTCACCTGCTTTTGCAGCCAACCTTGATACATCTACTTCAATGTCTTCAGGAAGCGCTTCATCAGGTTTAGGTAGAGGTGTACCCAACTGTTGTTCAAGTTGATAACGATATTGAAATGCTAAATGCTCTGCTAAGTGAGCCTCTAGTGCAGCATTAATCTGAACAGCTTTAGGGCCTTGACCAATAACCTGTGCAATAGTAGGGTCATTTCTAAACGCCATATGTGTTGCAATGTGTGCGGCATGGTCTTGATATATAAATGCTTTAACAGGTTTAGCATTAAGCATATTCATATTTTCTGTAACAGGGTCAGCAGGTTTAGCTTCATCTTTATTAGGTATCAACTTATTAATATTCTTAACACCTAATACTTCTAGCATCTGACGATTGAGTTCTGGTAAATCATAGATACCAGGATTCTGTGCTGCTAATTGCATCACTGCTTGATACTGTACAACTTTCTGTGACATGGTTGCAGCATTAGGGTCAGATACAGGGATGACTTCTACTAAATCGTAGTCTTCACGTTTAGCATCTCTTGAGCCAGTAGCAGGTTCATATGAATAGTCTGCAGGGGTGTAGTCCCTTATGATAGTTTTAAGCAATTTAAATTCTTGCTTCATTGCGTAATGGATACGACTTTGTACTGCAGACATAACTTTTAATGTACGCTCTAAGATAGCAAGAGTTGTACCTACTGGAGCTTGGGCAGACATATCTGAAACTTTTAAATCAGCTGCTGAAGCAAAGCGTCTGCCTTCTTCAATAATCTGATTCATTAACATACTAAGAACTTGAGATGGCTCTTTATAAGGGAGCGTCATGATGTTATCTCTAATTGTTCCAGATGGAACATCAACATCACGGAACTCTGCTGGTGAAATTGGTGTATCATCTCCTTTAATTCTTAAGCCACGCGCTTTAAACCCACCTGGGAGATTAGATAATGTACCCGCGTCTACCAATTGTCTTAATATCATTGTGCCTGATTTTGCAAACGCGCCTATTAAATGAATTAACCCAAAACAGTAAAAGCCAAATCCTGGTACATAACCATAATGAACAAAGTGTTGACGTTTTTGTTTAGTGTCATCATCTGGGTTCCAGTTACGTCTAATCGATAAAATAGTTGATGTAGATTTTTCAATGGTAACCACATAAGGTAATGCAATACCTGTTTTCTTACCATCGTCTTCATCTTCATATCCTTCTAAGTCAAGGTCAACATGCATCTCAAGAAGTTTCCAACGGTCATCTGTGGTGGCACTAAAGCCCATCTTCTCTGCAATCTTTTTCTCAACTTCATCTAAGTCATAAGTAGGTTCACCTAAATCAACATCTAAGTAAAACCCTGCGACTTGTAGCTTGCGTAATTCGTTTTGTGTCTTACGCATGACATGAGTGACACGCTGTGCAGACTCCAAGTCTGAAGCACCGTATGGCACTACGATGTCTTCAGCTGGAATGTACATAGAGACTTGTCGCTCTAAACTTGGGTCATAATAAACTTTCTTAAACGCATTACCTGCTAAACCTAAACCCCATAACATTCTTTCATGTTCAGGTCTGTACTCAACCATCTTCTCAGTGAGTTGATAGTTCATGTTCTCTTGTACCCGAGCAGATGCTTTAACGTTTTCGTCAGTTTCTTTTCCAATGATTTGTGTTTTGACAGGACCCGCTGCGGGGAATGTTTCGGTCATTGTTTCTGCTTGGAATTTTACAAGCGTTTCTGTCATGAGTGGGTGATATACATTACAGGCACCTTCCCAAGGCTCTGAACGGTCTTCGAGTTTAAGCCCTAAGAGTTCTAGACCATCAACATAAGTATCTAACCAATCTTTACGAGAACTTAAGTCTCCTTCAAAATCTTCAAGAAGTTCACCTGCTAATTCTTCTAGCATGCTTTCTTCCATATCTTCAGCTAAGTTTTTATTAAACTCGTCATCTTCCATCGCATCTGGGTCGATTTCTATTTCCATCCCACCAGCTCGGATAGTAACTTCTTCTGGGTCTTCGATTTCTATTTCTAAATCAGGTTCTTCCATTGCTAATTCTTCCATACCTACTGGAGCAGCATACAGTCCCTTGTCTACGTTATTTATATCTTGTGCCATAATTTATCCTAAATTGCGTACAGTCTTTTTTGCCCTGTACTTCTAAAGTATTGAATATCGTCTTCTTCATCAGAGGGTAATCTAATAAAGCCTCCTTGTCTGAATCTCATGAGTGCCAAAGTTGTTGCATCAACTAAGTCATCATTTGCACCTGATGGAAAGTCATTACATTCTTCAACTACCTCATGTGCCCATCGTCTATCTGGAGCCCACACAATACCTGACCTAAATAAATCAGATACTGCATTAACACGACTAATTTTATCTTGCCCTTTACCTGGAGTAAACTCACCGACAGGAATACCCATACGTCTGAACTCTTGATAAAGTGCAGCTCCATTAGATTTTTTCTCTACAATAAATGAATCAGGTTCCCATTCTTTATACTCTTGAATACAAAGTTCTTTAAGTTCTGGAAATTCTAATCGCTGTTTTATTGCATTAAGTAATATTATATTATAATTATCTGTTTCTTCGTTAAGAAATACGCCCCATGTTGTTAAGGCGTTATAATCTGCTCTATTATTTGCTTCTTGAGCAGCATCAAGTGTCATTATAATGAACTCACACGTTGGTGGGTTTTCTTCTTCCCATATGTTCCACCACTCTCGTTTAATCAAAGCCCCTTCTTCAGAGACAGGGTTTTGCATATATTGAGCATTCCAATACCTAATATCAATAGCTGCTCGTCTTGATTTTAATTCTTCAATGTCCCAGAACTCAGGCCATAAAGATACTTCCTCTCCGTCTTTCTCTAGTATTGCTGGAAACTCAACCACTTCCCAATCATCAACATCATCATTCTTTATCATCTGATTAACAATTTGACCAGTTAAATCAAGTTTAGACCACCGAGTCATCACAACTATAATCGCTCCGCCCGGCATAAGTCGTTGTAAAGGACCAGATTG